CATTGCTACTAGGATATATGAGACGTCTGACTACCTGATGTCTTCGATGGTCTGTACGACCCACAACAGCCCTGGCTCTGCCCATCTGTATGCGGGCCCACCGGCAGGTGACACAAACGCACTATTTGGAAGGAAGTTTGATTTAGAGGTCCCAACTGGTGAGGGAAGATGTATGTATAACCTCGTGACAACCATGGCTCTTGCTGGCAATGAATACGCCTTGATGTTCTTTTCGCCACCTGGGCGCTTCTTACGTCCAGCCTTCGAATCAAGGCTGTCTACAGTCACGAATAAGAAACGTACATCTGCTGACACTTGGATGGTAAACTTTGTCCCCAAGGACTGGGCTCGCCCTGGCCTTCGTGAGTCTATCTCTTTTGTGTTTACCCACGAGAACAATGTCACCCAATTCGACCGCTTCAAGATATGGGATGTTTTTCCCACATCGACGGACCCAGTACTCGATTCCTACTATGCAATGCCTTATCTCGGCCCCGGTATTCCACAGTATGGACGTTCTGCTGTACATCCAACCCACACTTATGCGTACGCGATTTATTCAAGTACGCAAGTCGACGACGATGCAGTTGTGATGTACTATAGTCCTACTGACATTACCTCATCTAATGTCGGTGATGATCTCACAGTCATCTCCAGACTTGATGAGAGCCGTTTTTTAGCGCTCTAGCCCCACTAGCGGGCACTCCTCTGGCAAATGTGACGTTTCCACCTGACTTCAGACTTTCGAGTCTTTACCAACCTAGCACCCTATCTCTCCAAGAGCTAGTACAGTTAGGCGTAGAGGCTGGGGATGAAGGCAGTTTACCAGAGGAGTTCAGAAATTGGGAATCGTCTCTTACGAAGGATGAATTATCACGAATTTACTCTCGCATTCACAACCAATTCGCGGTTGATGCTTACGGGCCACGCTGGGGCGTAGCTATACAACTCATTCGCAGGGCGCTACCCCATCTGGACAGCTTTTGGGATCTGCTTTTGCCACGCATACGTAACGGACAACACCTATCAAATGCATTAAAGGCGATCTCTGAGGCCGTCAAGAACAACAACGTCTATCTTGATGCCACCGTCCCCTATTGGGAGGATCTCATAGATCTTCAGACCATTAGTGGTTACTTACCTAATACGTGGACTCCACAGATTGAATATCAGAAGGCGTTTGAGTGGGGAACCCAGTGGTACGACCGTGAAATAATACAACCCGACTGGCTATACCGGTTGCGCAAGTCTTCGGATGAGATAGCATCACACGCTCACGCTAGCTCTTTGCCCTCTATCTCATTTGAGGAGTTTTTATCTTCTCCTGAATTATATGTTGGTCCAGGCTCATCTTTCGAACGCCCCCACACAACCGACATTAAGTGGCAGAAGACCAAGGCGAATACATTCTTTCTCACTGATCAGGATAAGTTGCCACGCGAGATTAATCATGCCAGACTCTCAGTTAAACGTGAGTTCGGCACAAAGTTGAGAGCTATCGCGTCAACTAACGATTATGACCACATTCTCCAATCACACTTTTGCCGTGCAATTGAACATGTGATGGCTGGTTATACCCAGTCGACACTATTCATGTCTAATTCGCAAGCACTGGCATTTTGGGTGAACTTGGTGAATACTAAACAAGGAGTGTTTTGTCCGCTCGACCAGACAGCTTTCGATCACCAGTTCTCACCCGCTGAGATACGCGTAGTGGTAACCTCATGGGCAGACATGCTCACTAAGTTCGGTTACATCCACGAGGCGGACTCAGCGCGTTTGTGGGCTGGACGTTTCACATCGGGAAAGATAATAACCGCG